CAAATACTTAGCGTTGTCTTTAGTAAGCAGACTTGAAGGGTTGGCCTTTGCCGCATCAAATCCAGCAGATAATTTGTCGTAGGGGGAGGCTGCGGCTACTCGTTCCGCTGTTTGTTGTTGGATCCCTTTAATAGCTTCATCGCTAAGTGCGGAACTATTTAGAATACCAGTCTCTCCACCCGCTAAAGTGTTGCTAAGCGAAGAACCAGCATCTGCTAAGTTAAACGCCATATCCCCGGTTAAACCTCTAGCCGCGCCCGCAGCTTGACTACCAAGAGCTTCTGTACCCATCGTAGTCATACCCGCGCCTAAACCAGCACCGCCATAAGCACCAAGACCTGCTTCAATCCCATCTTTAAAACTACCTGTACGGGCAGTCTCAACTGCGCCAACGCCAAGACCAACTTGCCATGCGGGTAAACCCGTGGCTGCAGTAACAGCAAAACCAATAATTGCTGGAAGCAACTTATCTAAAAAGCCAGCTTCGGGGAGCCCCGTCTCAGGATTGATAGTCAGTGAGCCGCCATGTTTCATGGCCAATGCTTGTAGCCCCTGCACTTCACGTGGGGACATGTGGATAAGCATCGAGTCAGGGCCGCGACCCTTGGATGCCATGTGGTCGGCTAGTACTGCAAGGCTCATATTTGCCTCTCAAAATGGGGGTTGTTTGATAATATCATGTTGGAAGCGCAGATACAAATGAAAGTGTGGCTACGACAGATGCTGTGGATGGTTTAGTTGGTGTCCCAGAAGCCGCGTAAGTTTCTATGGTTACAGACGCATTAGTTGTAGACCAATAGATTTGCACGTAATCATTGGCGTTCATGGACAAAAAGTAATTCCAGCCTTTGATGTCGTGAAACGGAACACCCGCACTTTTTCTAGCGGGCATGCCAACTTTACCAGTCGAGCCAACAATGTCTGTGCCATTTTGTTTAAGCCAGATAAATACATCTTGCGGTGCGTTATCTAAATTCTGTAATTGCGCGCTAAACTGCAAGTTATAAATACCGGCGTTTGCTACTGTTAGCTTTGAGCCAGTAACTAAAGTTACCGTGTTAGAGAAGTCCGTTGTATCTAACGCCATCAAAGTGGCAGTGTTGGCTGTTGTTGTCTGACTTGTAAAATCTGAAAAAGCGCCATAAGGCAGTCGTATCCCAGCACCGCCAGAAGAAGTCTGTAACTGAGCCAACAAATTATCCAGTCGGTTGAAATACAAACGCAAAACGTTGTTTAGTTGGTCTTGATACTGGCGGTTGTATTCCGTTGTTGCCAACGGCAGGCTAGGAGCCGCGATCTTACTAAGCTCTGTTTCAGACGTAATGATGTAGCTCATCGACGTCCGTCCGGTCTGATGTCAATACGGGTTGCGCCAAGTTGCCATGCAGTTCCAAGCTGGTTAGAGCCAACTTTTAAAATCATCTGGCGACCCCGTACTCGGGTAAATACTTGGCCTGTAAAGCCTTCCGTAATTGTGTAAGAAGCGCCTGTTAATTTGTTTACACTAGCTGCTACAGGCGTACCCGTACCTGAACCTGAGTTCACCATCGGGTATAGCGTCATCGTAAGCTGTGGTGTTGGAGCGGAATCTGACCCAGAAAAAGTCAAGTCTGGGAGCATGCGCCAAACAAACCCAAAATTATGGCCGTCACCAATATCGAACTCAGACGAAGAAATATAAGCATCAATTGCAGCAGGTGTACCTGTCGCGTTGTCATCATTACCGTATTCTTGGTTAACAATATTACCTGTTGTATCCGTTAATGGGTTTGCAGCAATAGGGTAATCCCTTAGACCAGAGTCTAGCCACGCAGAGCGGCCCATAGTACCGTAGTACCAAGTGTTCTCAAGGTAGTTGTACACCACGTACCTATCAATAGCCGTGCTGTTAGCTGAGCAATAGAAGAACCAGACCTCGTTAAAACCCTCATTAGTGCTGGCAAAGCACTGTTGGTTTTGGTTTAAATTAATATCTTGGTATACATATTTGCGCAAATCACAGTTTAATGTATTGACACGACCGTCATAAGAATAGAACTTGTCCGTGCCCATCCAATACACCACACCCGAAGCCTGAGCAATTGAGTTTTGGCCCAAAATAGAAATATTATCGCCCAAGAGTTGCGCACCCCAAACAAAAGGAGGGCCAAGATATTGCAGCGAATAAATAGTAGAGTCAGTCCAAACCACAATCTCTTGACGGGTTTGAATAGCCGTAATGATTTCTGAGCCGTGGGATAAGCGCACACTGCCTGCTTGGTTAGTAGCAGACGGATACCAATCAACCACAGATTCCTGATCCGACCAACGAATAAGCATTGGGTCTTGCACAGTTGAGCCAATATCGTTTGTACCAAACGCAAACACAAACCGGCTAACGTCCGATACATAAATAAAGTTCTGGATAACCGGCACACTTGTAGCCCCTGCCATAGACGTTACAGGCACTGCGTTAGGCATAATGTAATGCGACCCAGACTGAGACCCAGATGTATTAATGGCCACGCCTGTAGGAGTTGCAGCTAAATTAAATGTAGTGCCCGACACATTTTTTACGTAGTACGTAGTACCCACAACTAACCCAGTCGGCAGTGCAGATGGATAGCCCGTATTAGTAAAAATAATAGGCATACCGTTTGTTAGCGTAAGGGCAGAAGTTACAACCGCAGGGGTAGCAATAGTGATGGTTGCTAGAATTGGCGTTAAGCCATAAGCCGCGTCCCAATAGTAAATAGGGCTACCGCGATAACCTAGGATCAGGTCTTCGCCAAAATTAGATTGGCTCCACAAACGCAAAGCCGAAGTTGACGTACTGCCGTAGCCCCACTCTCCAATACCCCAAGCGCCTGCCCCCCAGCCGGTTAGCGGGACTTCAAACGGCAAACCTACGTTAAGTTGATAAACCGCACTGACAGTCGTGCCACCACCTGCCGCAACAGTAGAAGAGGCTTGGGCGGAAGCTGTAATTGTGTAGGTGTTTGTATCAACGAATGTAAGTTGGTATTCATTGTTGAGGTCTAAACCCCCAACCGTAGCCGCGTTGCTAAAGGTTACAAAGTCGCCTGTTACTGCGCCATGTGAAGCATCCGTAACCGTGACCGTGGTTGAGTTAATGGTTGTTTTAAACGGGTTGCTTAAAATTGCAGCTTCGCGAATAGGCGTAATGTTGTTGTATACACCACCATTTTCAATGTAGAACTTTAAGTTAGTACCAACACCCAGTAAATTGAGGTTAGCAAGCGTGATCCAATTCCACAATGAACGGCAGACACCTGCAAAGGTAGATATGGAAATACGAGCCCAGCCACCAATCTTTTCTGGCGTGCCTTGACGAAAACGTACTTTATCGGACTGATACCAGCCGCCCTCGTTTGTGTAACGAGTATTTTCACGGTTGACGCCCGGCTTGAATAAAACTTTTTGTAATGGCATCGGTCAATCCAGTAAGGCGCACTCAGCCGTGCGACGTTTTAATAGCCCCGGCAAAACTTTGCCGCCACCTTTAGTCCAGAGCATCAGTTGTTCCTTGGCCCCTTCCCAATCATTGGCGTTGATTTTCCTCTTTAATGTGCTTGTTTGCAAGCGTCCAGTGCCTAGGTTATAACAAAAATCTACAATGGCATTGCACTTACGAACGTCTGTAATCAAGCCGGGGCAGTTACGTAGAACACCGGGCAAGTATGTATGTTCAAGCTCCACCATCAAAAGCGCCCTAGCCGTTGGTTCGTCCATCGGCGCGTCTTCTAAAGTCACCTTGCGCTTGTCTGCGTAGTAAGTAGAACCATAGCCAATCGTGGCCACGCCAGCCGGACATAAATACGGCTTGGCGCGGTAGCCCTCAAACTGACGGCACAGAGCGGCGGCTAGTTCTAGGTTCATTCTTCGTTCAGATGCTCGGCGGCAATTTCTGCCGCTTCGTCTTCAAGAATCTCTTCAAACCCACAGGTGCATGGGCCATCTTCGTGAACTAAACAGTTGTTTGCGTGTGCCATTTAAATACCCCTTTGTTTTAAAGTACGATCAAGAAACCAGTAATTAATTGTCCCAGACAACAAAGCTGAGAAGTCGGGGGTCATCATGGTCTTAAACACTTCAGTAGCTGGCGCACCGGCAAGCCATGCGTTCCATGCAAACCACACGTGGATAAATGACCAGACAAACAGTACCCAGTAAGTTACGACTGGACGGACGGAAGCTGACAGACTAGCAACCCAACCGCCTGCGGCTTTGACCATCTCGGCCTGTTGAGTGATGGCGTTGTTAAACGCATCCATGACACCTACGTCCATAGCGGCTTCACGTTGAGCGCCAATCTCAGCCAGCTTCTGCTGACCACGCAGGGTTTCCAGTTCGCACTGACGGGCAAACATGTTGAGTTCGTGCTGGCGCTCATTCTTTTTATCAAAGAACTTTAGCACCTCGGGGGCTAGACGGAACACGCCGCCAAAGATGGAGCCTAGCAAGCCCCCAGATAAAATATCAAGCATGGTTATTCTCCACAGTGTTTACATTTATGGTGTGAGTCACCATGCGAAAGCTTGACCCCCGCTAAGAGGCCAATAAATCCCCCGATGATTGTCTGAAACGCCGGATGGAGCATGCTAAAGATTTCTGCATTGTCCACTTCCTTGGCCCATAAGCCGAGCAAAAACGCAATCACCATACCCAGCACAGACAAGCAAAGGGTAGCGGCTACCATTAGGGTTACAGAGTACGTCAATTTACCTACTACGTCTGGGTTGTCTTTCATACAAGTATGTCCACTTTGCGGTTCTGAAATATCTCCATACGGAGCCGTTCTTGAACTACCTTTTTACAGTAAATCTCAAATCCTATGTCCTGCAACTGAGTCTGCTGTTTCTTAGCCAACTCGTTTGCCTTGTTCATTTCATGCTGTTTTTCTAGCTTCTTCTGGGCAAGGTCATGCTTGTCTGGATACCCTGACGGCTGAACGGTCGGAAATAATTTGATTGTGTCGATCATTTTTTTTCACGCTCAAGTGCATCCTTGTATCCATGAACAACTTTAGCCCGTAACCATGTGGAGTCTGCCGAACCTGCCCACTCTGCCAGATTGTTCCAAATGACTGTGTACTCCGTTGACTTGCAATGACCTGCGTTCTGATCTAGCCACGCCATCATTTGTTTGTGCCGTTCGGTCGGATCGTGGACTGTGTAGCCAATTCCATAAAACTCCCTGACATGGCATCCGCTCTTGGCTACGGCTCCAACTAGCCCTAACACTAACAGTAACAATATAAGCCAACGCATTTATCACACCAAACTCCATGCAATCATGTACGTGCCAAAGATAACGAAAGCCGCTATACAGGCCGCCGCAATCAATGCTTCAGCCCAGTTTTTCATTACACAGCTACCCTGCGAATGGCGCGAACGGGAAAAGCTTGACTTTTACCTCCATAATAAACGCTTTGCGTTCCGGGATTAAAATATTGATGCCAAGCTTTAGTTGAAGTAGATTCGGTACTAGACCAGTAAACGCCACCGGGCGATCCTGAATAATCAAAAGCCTCCGCATTTCCAGATTGAAAAATTGTTGCGGATGTTCGGTTGGGCGATTTAGGGCTATTTGTGTAAGTAGTGTTTAGTGGTTCTGGGGATACCGCATTTGCATTTGAACCAGAACTTGTTTGGTTGTTATTAGTTGTTGGTTTTAAAAAGAAGTAGCACACTTCCAACTCATTTTTAGCGGGCATATACCAATCTGAATAACCACCTGTTACCAAATCAGAACAGAAATAAGCCGCAGGGAAAATAGTTGAGCTTCCTGCGGCAACCATATCTGCTGTGTTTTGAGGCCCGTTAATATTGCTATCCGCACCAGAAACTGCTGATAGTGTTCCCGTCATCCAAGATAACGTGCTTTGCCCAGATGATTTTGGAGCAACAACTAGATTATGCGTTGCTGTACCACTAACCCCAATTTGCCCTGCGTAGTAACCACCTTGGTATGCTTGTCCAATAGCCAGTTGAGTTGTAATGCTATTACTTGCCGCACTTGCGGCCCCTGTTCCAATGGCGTTTGTAGCCGTAACGGTAAATGTATAAGATGTTCCACCAGTCAAACCACTGACAGTCACAGTACCAGAACCCGCCTGACTCAATGTGCCAGTAACACCCCCGGGCGATGAGGTGGCTGTATAGGTTGTAATTGTTGAACCACCGTCACTTGCTGGCGCAGTGTATGCAACAGTTGCTGTTGTTGCGTCTGTAGCAGTTGCTGTACCGATTGTTGGAGCGCCGGGAACATTTGCTGTAGTAATACTATTTGAAGACCCGCTTGATGGGCCTGTACCTGCACCGTTTGTTGCAAATACTGAGAATGTGTAAGAAGTATTTGCCGCCAAACCAGTCACACTAATAGGCGAAGTTGCGCTTGTACCTTGAATACCGCTAGGAGATGACGTAGCTGTGTATCCTGTAATAGACGCACTGCCTGTATCAGTAGGCGCAGTAAAGGGAACAGATGCAGTTAGCACCGACACAGTAGCCGTACCAATCGTAGGAGCGCCGGGGCTTCTAGGCCAAATACCTTGCTTAACGTAGTTTGATACTTGATTGAGCGTCCAAATACCTTTAGCCACCGTTGTTGTTGGAGCCGTTGGGTTCTTGGTAATAATTCCACCGGGATACTGTTTGATACTCATGTCAACTCCAATTTATCCTACGCCCATTTGCTTGCGTATCTTGGTTGCTGAGATAGCGTGTGTAGCATCGTCAAAAGACTCTTGCTCAATCTTATAGCCCACATCTCTGCCGTATGTAATGTTCACTACGTTTGGCACAAGCTGAATTTCGTATTGGCCCTGATATAAAGGGTCAAGATCACGCTTGATAAAGTCTTTAACCTGATTAGCCGCAAAGGGGTTTGAACCGTTCCAGCCCTGACAATCTCTAATCTGAATAACAACCTGACCAGTCTTTGCCAGTGCTCTTTCAAACAATTTACGGTGGCCTTCATGCCAAGGTTGCCATCTGCCCAGCATCTGCACGGTTTCTTTCTGCCAATCAAAGACAGGGCGCTGGCGGTTGTCCAAGATGTGCGCGGCAATGAACTCACCCCACTTCTCTGACTTCTGCTCAGTGATCCTAAAGTCATACTGCTCTGGCGCAATAAACACCTTATTAGTATCTTCAAAACGACCTTGATTGATGGTGTCAACCCACACAGTCCAATCAGCTTTAAAGTTGTTACGCATCTCAACCAGAGGGGCAACAAAGTCGCAGATCACATAGTCTACATCGTAGCTGTCAGCCAACTCACGCATCCGAAGGCTCTGGCGAATACGGCCTTCGTGGGAGAAATCCCAGTCGTTGTACTTCTTACGCACATCATCGGCATTGAGCCACATGACTGTCTTGCGGTCGTTTTGCAAGTGTTCAAGAATGTGTTGTGCAAGGTAAGTTTTACCAGCACCGGGCAAGCCCATGATTAGAATTCTTTTCATCCCTTGACCTTGTAAAGTTGTTTGATTGAAAACTCTGGTGCTGGTGTGCGCCAGAACTCTTTACCACTGTATTTTTCCCACACTGACTTTGGCAGGATGGATGGGCGCTCTTGCCATGTCACTTCTTTTCTGACTGTGTGCAGGCTCTTCATGTTCAACGCTTTGTCAAACACTTCGTTGTCGTACTCAACATTCTTAAAGTCGTGGTCGTAATACGGTTTGTTGATAAAGCCGTACAGTTCCCGCATTACACCTTCAGTGTGTTTACACAACGACTCATACTCAACCAACATAATCATGTCGGGGTTTAACAGTAAGCCTTCTTCCAAGAAGTAATATGGCTTGACCACTTGGCCTTCTTTTTTTACATCCATCAGGGCATCGCACCTTGTGGTGACTGTCTGCCTAGCTTCGTCATCTGTCAGGGTTGCACCATACAAAGAATTCTTAGCCGCAATGCGCTCAAAGCTGTCCAATATCCAAGGCAAGTCACGTACACAACAAATGATCTTGGTCTGTGGGTAAAGGTCTTTGAGAAGAGATGTTTTGGATGTCCAGCCCCTGCTTGTGTCAAACACGGTGCTTGGCGTGACCGCTTTGTAGTAAGCATCAATTACATCTTTGAGTATCTGCTTGCGGCGGTCTTCATCTACTAGGTGGTTGCTCTCGCTTCCCGTAATGACATTGATGGTTGATGCCACCAAGCCTTGTACGGGGGAAGAAATGTCTGCGTAGAACTCAGGGTTCTGACGCAAGATAGCCGAGAGCAGGGTTGAACCTGACCTTGGCAAACCAGAGATGAAGAAGAACTCTTTCATGCTTGAGCAGTCTGAGCGACCCAATTGACTGTAGCTTCATCCCATTCGTAACGCACATTACCACCGTTCATAATTGCATCAACGGGTCTTGGTACAGGCGCACTCCATGTCATTGTGTCTGGGTAACCAATCCAAGATGGGTAAGGTCTACGGGCTTCGTGTTCTGCGGTTTTGGCGGCGTTAAACTCGGCTTCAGTTAAGACTTGCAAAACACCCGCAATGGTAGTGTCGGCATCGTCATCGCAAGTGCCATAGTATCTTGGAGCACGGAGGTATGTGCCATCAGGCGCTGTGGATACAGGCCATGTAGAACTGTCGTGCCAAATATGAGTCCACCCTTTAACAACAGGCATTGATGGGCCTGTGCGCTGTGGCTCGGCTGTGCAGACTATTTTAGTTACTGCGTCTACTTCGGTTATGCAAATGTACATTGTGATGCTCCTTTAAAATTTAAACTGCAACTCTACGAGTTGCTCGGACAACAATCGGGCCGCCGTCTTTAAAGTGATAGGCTTGATAGCCGTTATTAAAGCGTGGCCCCCAAGCAAATGTTGCAGATTGCTCGGTACTAGACCAGTAATAATAATTACCCGAGCCAGTAAAGGCTTCCGAGTTACCCAATTGAAAAACTGTTGCTGAAGTTTGCGCTGGATTACCATTTGTGTAGTTACTTGTCCTAGCAGGAACAGCATTTGGGTTTATGCCATACGAGGTGTTATTACTATCTGTAGTTGGTTTTAAATTGTAATAGCAGACTTCCAACTCATTCTTAGCTGGCATATACCAATCAGAATAACCACCTGTTATTAAAGTGTCGCAAAACCATGCCGCTGGATAAGCAGTTGAATTACCGTCCGCCACCATGTCGGCAGTATTCTGCGGGCCGTTAATATTACTATCCGCACCGGGAGTAGCGGTTGATGTGTTTTTCCATGTTAAGGATGAACTTTGTGCAGTGGACTTTGGCCCAATCACAAGGTTGTAATCGGCAATACTGTTACCAGTAGTTGATATTTGACCTGCATAGAATCCGCCGCCATAAGCATCACCTATTGCCAACGCAGTTGTAATGCTATTACTTGCCGCGCTTGCTGGCCCAGTACCAGTGGAATTTGTGGCGTTTACTGTAAATGTGTATGCTGTGTTTGAAGACAATCCTGTCATAGAGATTGGAGAAGATGCGCCTGTACCAGTAATACCACCGGGGCTTGAGGTGGCTGTATAAGTCACCGTTGCGGGATACCCAAGATTTGCAGGGGCTGTAAAAGCAACTGTGGCTGTAGTAGTGCCTGTAGCTGTAGCTGTACCAATCGTTGGCGCACCGGGGACTGCGGGCCAAATGCTTTGACCCTTAGCTTGCATCTGCTGAGTGACCGTCCAGATTCCAGAAAAATTAGGCATATGTTTCCTTAGACTGCTACTCTGCGAATTGCACGAACTCGGTAAGAAAAGTTCTTTCCGTAGCTGTACTGGTTGCCAGTATTAAAACTTTGTAGCCACGCATTGCCAACGTAAGAAGCAAACTCAGTGCTAGACCAGTAACCTAAAGTAGTAAAAGCTTCTGCACCACCACTTATAAAGTTTGTCGCAGAGGTTGTCGGTGGGTTGCCACTTGTGTAATTGCTTGTCCTAGCAGGGACTGCATTTGAATTAGTTCCAACACCAGTATTATTAGGTTGTGTTCCCGGTTTTAAATTGTAATAACATACTTCTAATTCATTTTGAGCTGGCATATACCAATCTGAATAACCACCCGCACTAACTGCCACACAAAATTGTGCCGCAGGGTGGAGTATGTTGTTCATGTTTGAAGTGTTTGTAGGCCCATTGATAACTGAAGCAGTTCCCGTTGTGCCAGTGGCTACTGTTTTCCATTTCAACGTACTTTGTGCAGAAGAAACTGGCCCAACAACTAAGTTGTAATCAGCTACGCTATTGCCTGATGTCGAAATTTGACCAGCATAATAACCACCACCGTATGCTATGCCAATAGCACCGGGGGCTGAAGATGGGGTTACTGAATTACTAGCCGCACTTAAAGCACTAGGGCCATAAGCATTGGTAGCAAATACTTTAAATGTGTACGCTGTACCGTTAGATAACCCACTTACAGTAATAGGAGAAGATGCACCCGTACCAATCAGACCGCCCGGTGTTGAGACAATTGAGTACCCCGTAATAGCGCCACCGCCCACATTAGCGGGTGCAGTAAAGGTTACAGATGCAGAGGCATTTCCACCCGTAGCCGTGCCAATGGTAGGCGCGTCAGGGACTAGCAGGGCGTTGTACCCCGGCAAAACAATACCAGCTTGATAGCGCGAACTCATGGGTTACCCCTTAACTTGCGATGGATTCGTAACTGATCGTATAAGTAATACCGCTTGATGTGCCGGAAGTTACCACAATAGAAGAGTTCTCCATCAGGTAAATTGCAGTTGTTTTATCCACTGCAATCAGTGAAGCATTCGCCGGAACAGACACTGTTGAGATTACAGGGTAGTTTGTACCTGCGCCAGCAGCCAGTGAGTTGATTGCCACCGTTGCATTTACTGCGCTAGAGCCGTTCACATTGGCACACACGATTTGGTTGATCTTGTAGACCAAACCAGAAGATGCGGCGTTAGACAACAGGGTGTTAGCCGTTGTATTGCCGGGCGTGAGATATGTGGTTACGCCATTGATGGTTGTAACGTTAACAATATTTGGATTTGCCATGATGGTTCCTTACAGACCGAAGATCATTGAGAATGCGATTGCCTGACCCTTGGTAGCGCCAGAAGCTGCTGGGGCTTGAAAAGTAGGTAACGCTCCTGCGCCATTACTTGTCAAAATATACCCTGATGTACCGGGGCCAGCCGTAGCTTGGAAGTTACCCGTAGCCGTAGTACCAGTAAACACCACACTGTAAGCGGTAGTTGTAGAAAGCCCCGTACCGCCTTGGTCAACGCCAAGAGTTCCAGTAGACACCAAGTTCTTACTAGCATCTGTAAATACAGGCTTGCTTGCTGTCAGGCCGGAGTCCAAAAGGTTTCCAACAGTTAACTTGGTTCCGTCAAACGTCATGTTCGCAGAGCCAGCAAATGATCCACTACTGTTGTATTGAACTTGAGTTGTAGAACCTCCAGCCGATCCGCCGCCTACGTTTACAAAGTTAACACCGTCCCAAGCTACGATAGCTCTAGTACCTGCCACCACAGTAACGCCTGTGCCGGTTGTGCCTTGGATAATGATTGACTGGGTGCTAGACGTTTTGTTAATGACAACGTAAGTCTTAGACTGTGCAGGTACTGTAATAGTCCGTGTAGCCGTGCCACCCGCTGTCCACAAGATCACTGCGTACTGAGAGCTATTAGCCGTCAATCCCGTAGAAGCGTATGTGCCTGTAGTTAGGGTTAACGTTATGTCGGCATCAGTAGAAATTGTCTGAGTACCAGCCACCGCCGCATCAACAATCTCAGAAATGGCATTATTGATTGTGCCGCCCCACTGACCAGACAGTGTGCCTGTGGCCGGAAGGGTTAGGCCGATTAGTGCTGTATTTGCCATTTATTGCTCCTACTGTGTAGAAATTGCCGTCCAACCGGGTGTTTCGGTGTTACTTATATCAGCCCAGCCCGGTGTTTGTGGATTGCTGATATTTTGCCATGTTACGCCTTGCGTGTCATCAATAACTTCCCACAAATTACGTCCTGATTCTATGGATGTAATAGCCATAGTGTCTGACACATTGGCGTGATAACCCGTTATTGCTTGATTACTGTCAGTAATACCCGCAGACTCTGACAAGAATTCTATATAAAACGTACCAACCGTGGTGCTATCCGTTGCCGCCATCGACTCTGTGATGGTCATAATCAGGGTAGCAAGAGACACCTCTGCTATAGCCACAGACTCGGTGACGCTTGCAAGGAATGTAGCTACAGCCTGCTCTACCGTCACAATCGGGTTGGTTTCTGTAATAGAAACTGCAAACGTTGCGTTGGCAGACTCAGTTGTACTTGTAGCTACAGAATCAGATACAGTGGTTGTATAGGACGTTGTAGCTTCATTAGTCTCAGCGATAGCCGCAGTTTCTGTAATGCTTCTAGCAAACGTAGCCGCTACAGATTCTGTTGTGGATGTAGCTACAGTCTCAGTTATAGACTGAGCAAATGTTGCAGCTACTGCCTCAGTCGTACTTGTGGCAGATGTTTCTGTAACACTAGCAGTAAATATTGCTGTAGCTGACTCTGTGGTGCTTGTAACGGCTGTTTCCGTCAAACTACCCGTAAATGTAGCGGCGGCTGACTCCGTTGTGGAGGTTGCTACTGTTTCTGTAACAGAGGTTGAAATTAACAAGCCGCCCGTCTGAGCATCTGTTAATGCCGCAGTTTCAGTCCTGCTTTCGTTATAAGCAGTTTGGGCCGTCTGTGCATCGGTTAAGGCGGCAGTCTCAGAGACAGAATCGGCGTAGACGGTAACACCGCCCCAGCCAAATTCACCCCAAGTATTGTCACCCCAACCGTATGCCATTTTAGGTCAATGTGGCAGTGTAAGTAACCGCGATGGTGTCGCCTGAAACTACAGACTTGGAACTAGAGAAATCTCCAGCAGAGAACAATGTTCCAGTTGTGTTATCTTTAGTTGCGCTACCGCCAATGTTGATGAAGCAACCCGCCACAGTACCTGTGCTAGTCATAGAAAATGACACCGCAGAAGATGTAGTTTTGCTACCAGCAGAAGCCGCGCTGAATGACGGTGTAGGACGATTGCCTGAGTATGTAGGTGCGTTAGCCAAGCCCACTTCCAACCATGTGGCGTGAGAGGCTTGCGTATCAGCTACAACCGCTGTACCTGTACCTTTAAGACCCATCACAACTGCGCCACCAGCTACGTTTCCTAGCGTGGTGTCCAGTGTAAAGTTCTTGCCTACTGTGGTTACAAGGTTCTCAATGTCGTCTTGCCACTTGATTTGACCGTCTGCGCTATAGCAGACGGCATGGTATGTACCGTGGATAGTCATCGTGTCTTCAGGCATTGTGTTGTATTTGGTTGTGGCTTGCACCATGTCGGTGGCGGTCATTTTGTCGATAGTCATGGTGACTCCTTAGTTAGAACTACGAATTAACGAAGTGGTTGGGCCATTTACTGGCATTGTGATAGTGAAAGTTGTCGTTGACGTTTTATCAGACCCAAAGTCCAGCACAGCAATAGACGGCTTACCGGCAACAGTGTCGTTATAGATCAAAGCGCATCTAGCTGTTAACGCGGCAGTCCACGACACATTAGGAAAACCTACATAAGCTGTATATCCAGAGGACGATACCGTGATGGGTGTCAGAATAGAGCCGCCTGCTGTGTATCCAGTAGCAACAACTTGTCCCGCTGTACTCACGGAATACGCCGTTGTTGTTTCATTCAAATCTGCGCTGGCTGTGTACAAGGCAATCTTAATGACGTCAGTTGTCAGGTCATGAATACCTTGGTACAACTGCGCTTTAAAGCTGGTGGTCTGGGTCTGGATAATTGACATATCAAGTTACCTTCTGACGGAACTGACCAGAACGATAAGCGTCTTGACGCTCCATACCATCGCCCAAACGTTTTGCAAGTGCCAATGCTTCTTGGTATTTGGTGTTGTACAACGCCATCATGTCGGCCTCACCCTTCATGTAGGTGTAAGCCTCAACCAACGAGCCGTACAAAAGCACAGAGTCAAAGTTATCGCCTAGCCATGTTGTACCTGCAGTCACAATGGACTCGGGGTAGAAATAGTAGTGCAACTCGACGTTGTAGTTTGCGTTAGGCGTAGGGCCAAGAATGAACGATAGCTCTGCCGCATTTGTAGACTGTGGGCCAAACAAAGCGTAGTACCTTGGAATAGCTGTGTCCGTTGGTAGTGGGTAAGCTTGCCGAATAAAGTTAACGTCTTTGTTTAACAAATACTCATAATTACCATCACCATCAATAACTGCCATTGAATAGACCGCCAAGAAGTCATTAGGGCAAGCAAGGTACTTGTTATTGGTAGACATAACGCCCGTCACGTTCTTACGAATAGACGGAAACTGTACTGTGTTGTAAATACGTTGCTCAGCCTGTTGAACGAACACGGGTATTTCAGCAATAAAATTTGCTTCAGTATTCTCCGTATACGCTTGAATGTTAGCGCTGAGTGCGGCGTAATTCATGCCATTGGGCCTCTGCTCATAACACCCTTGGTAGCCGCGCCGGTACCGCGCATCTTGATGCCGGAAGTTTTAGTTTCGCTTTGGCCGTTGTTGTAGTTACCAACACTCATTTTCATGGTGCTAAGGCTACTAATGTCTGAAGGCTTGCCGGGATTAGTCGACATTTTTACTTCTTTGCCAGTCATAGTGTGTGGCTTGGCATAAGTAGCGGCATCACCAACTTCTTTGCCCATCACTTTTTTGCTAAATTTAGCCATGATTAACCTCGTTTCTGGTTAGCGACCTTGGCCAAATTACGGCCCATAGACATCATATCTGCATTGGTTTTGCCGCCTTTGCCTTTGCCGCCTTTAGCACCGCTTTCAATACCAACGGTGGGGCCGCTATCACCAAGGTTTGTACCCTTAGTTTTGCCTGATTTGGTAATACCATCTGCTGCTTTTCTGAATCCCATTTTAATCTCCTAAGTAACTGTTACCGTAACTGTACCAACATATGCCGTTGCCACCAAGTTATTTGGTGTTAAAGGCGCATCAAAAGTACTCGACCCACCCACTGGGGCCCAGCCCCATTGAATATCTCTAGAACCACCTGTGACGTAACCAGCAGCATCAGGTGCATTGCTAGTTGAGTCCACTGTCTGTAAACCATTTGTACCGGCTGTGTAGTAAGTCGTATCGTGACGTGGGTTACGCACAGCTTGTGGGTCATCAACTGGGTACATGCCTAGCAACAATTGCGGCTGATCTGGATCCCAGCACTCGGGGCACACAAGCAGGTTATATATCTTGGTCTTCTGAATCTCTTTACGAAGTGCCGTTAGTTTGAACTGAAAGCCACAGCGATCGCACATGGCGATACTGTTCTTACCTGAAGCAAACCTATTGCCCATTTACGTACCGCTTCCAATAAACATTTGCCTCGGTACAAACCGCAAAGAGGCGTGTTCTTGATCTTCGCCAGCAGCCAACTGCCAAGCTTCGTCGTATTGAGCTTTAAGGACGTCTAAACGCCCCGCACCTTCGGGAACTTTTAACGCCAAATAGTAGGCGAGTCCAGCAACCAAGCAGGGCAAGAAACGGAAAGGTACATCCATAGTCCTAGCGCCGCCACCTGCGTCATCAATACGGCGCATACGCCAGTAAACGAATTGGTATGTTTGTGATCCATCGGGAGTCGGCCACACCGTAACGGATGGCAAGTTTTGTGAATAAACAGCGACGGCTGTTGAGTGTGCTACTGCGGTTGTACCATTTTGGCCACGGAAGCAGTTCATCAATTGGTTACCACTGATGTAGCCATATTGCACAGTCTCTGCTAAAGCCCCAGTATCAATTTGTACAAAACCCGTAGTAGCCAAACCAGCCGTAGAAGTCAATGTAATTGTGGTGGCTGTAGCGGAAATTCCACCATTTAATGTAGTCCCTACAGACGACGTTTGACCATCTAAACGCTGGAACCAGACCTGAATTGGGCGGGCCTGCTGAAGTTTATTGGGGATCGTTGCATAGGTAGAAACACTAATACGGGTAATTGTCAGGTCAGATTGCGTGGAAGAGTTGCCCGCGCCCGTACGAATAACATGTTCTAGCAAATCCACAGTATCGTTTGGCAGTGCGTAAGTGTTTAGACCCTGAGTAAAGGTAAGCGTGCCCTGCTCAAACGTCCACATGTTAACGCCACGGTTTGCCCAGTCTGCAAAAAGAAGATTCAAACTTCGTCTTGCAGTACGCAGGTCGTAGCCCGTACGAAGTTCAGAGCCAGCACGCTCAAATGCTTCCTCAACAATCTCATTGAGGTCAAGATTAAACGCTGCAACTCCAGAAGTAGTCATCTAAATCCTGCCGTTTTCTTTGCAATTGTTTTTGGTTGCGCTACAAACTGCTTTCCGGCTTTCTTGCCAGCGCGTTTTGCACGTGTTGTAGCGGCGTATTCTGATGATGATAAAGACTTAATAGCTGCTTCGGGCAAGTATCTCTCCCCCGTCTTACTTGACGGTTTGCCAGACTTAGTGCGCCATTTCTGGTCGCCCCAGTCTTTGAGAGACTTTTGCGGAGCTTTCAATCTCTATATCCTCCACCAGAAGCTTTGTATTTCTTAGCAACAAGCTGAGCTTTACGTGCTGACCATTGTCCTGCGCCCGTACCTTGTGTAGCTGCGGCCTTTACTTGAGACACAATCCGCTTACGCAGACCGGGTTTAGTGTAGTTGCCAGCCGCATTTACCTTGCCGCCTTCGGCGTACTGTGTGAAGTCAGTGTCATCCCGACGAGCTTTACGCTTGCCCTTGGGCATTTTGCTTGGGCGAATATCACCCATTCCTCGGGATGCCATCATGATTACACCATCTTTCCGCGTGTCTTACCTTTAGTGCAGCAACCATCAGCGCGACTAGAGGCGGTCATACCGCCAGACGCCATTTTTGTCATGCCGCCCTTTTTCTTACCCATAATCTTGTCGTACTCTGCACCAGCTTCGGATGAAGCTTTAGCGTCGGCGGCCTCTGCCTTAGCTTCTTGCATTTTTGCACGAGTCTCGGGGTAGATAACTTCGTCCAAAGACTCAGGTGTGCGCCGGGGTTTGTACTTTTTAGCTGCTGCTGGTGTCATTGGCATAATGTTTCCTTAGCAGGCGCTGCCGCCCATGTTCATCTTAATTATTGTGCCTTTGGTTTTACCGCGTTGGGCAATACCGTTAGCAGATGCACGGAATGTGCCGCCACCAGCTAACTTAGTCATAGGCTGGCCTTTATGCAAACGACTCTCATGTTTATTCACAGCCTTTTGCATCATAGCTTTGTCTTGTTTCAAGTCCATTGCCATGTCTTCTTTCATGTCGCTCTTAGCCATACCGCCACCTTTCATGATTGACATCTTCCCGTGAAGAGTCTTGGGTTTGTTAATCTTTTGAAGATCGGGGCGGGCCATCCCACCAGAGCCAAACTTCTTACCTTTATCCGCTTCGTTGAAATCTTTTCCAACACTTTGAGGCACACCAACCTTTTTAGCAAACGCAGGGTTGTGTGCGATTGCCGCCATGAAATTGTGTTGTTTTTTACTTGTGCTCGGCATCATTTCCCCGCTTGAATAAGTTGGTCAATTTTTGCTTCCAACCGGTTAAAACGTTGGTCAATATGGTCAGTAATTCTTTGCACTTCTGCTTGAGTAGTGTAATCACGGGCTAACTCCTCTCGGGTTTTGTTGAGCAGGATATCAAGGCGCTTGATTTCGGCAAACTTTTCTCTGGCGGTAAACGTCAAGAGCCCTGTAAAAAGGGTCAAAATTGCTGTCCAAATCGTATTAACGTCTAACATTTCCAAGCTCTAAGTGATTTGTTTATGCGTGAGTCTGGGTCTTTGGCGGTTTTGGCGGATGTAAGTTTCTTCTTCATCCCTTCCATCCTCGCACAAAAAGAGTCGCGCCGGGAGCCGCCTTCTGGCTGGGGAGGTTTCAAGTTCATCCCTTGCTTTTTGGCGGAGGCTCGCCCCTTGGCGTTCAAGCCGCCCTTGGGGTTCTTGCCTTCTTTCCTCTGCCATGCAGGACTCTTAGCCATAAAACACCGTGATACCAGTAACTGAACCTGCGCTTAAAGTTAAGTGCAATCCAGTAGACGCTAAGATTCCTTCACCGGGTATAAGAATGTAAGTGGAGTTCGGTGTGCCAAGACTTGCAATATCCATTGTGAATAAAACTGGAGCCGTGGCGCTACCATCACGAATTTCAAATGTAGCGGCGGTAGATACAGCGGGTGTAACAACAAAAGATTTTAGGCGTGTACGCCCTACGTAATACGAACCAGCAGTACTACGGTGCGCTGATTTAACGTCTGTTTGCATCGACATAATTAATCTCCTTGTAAATGGGGGCCGAAGCCCCCTAGACTAATTAAGCAGCGGAAGACGAAGGATTAGCTGAGCCGTCGCTATCGCGGACAGTATATGTGACCGACACAACAATTGAACCAGCAGTTGCATCAGCAGTAGCGGCTGTAAATGTGCCGTAGATGATTGCGTCTGTTGTTCCTACGTTGTTAGTCTTAGATGCAACAGTAGCCGCAGCAATCGTTGCAGGAGAGACTTGAACCACTGATGTTCCAGTGTTCAACGTGGTCATGTAAAAGTTAGCTGTACCAGATGTTCCAATCGTAACGCCGCAGTTACTGGCACCAGTTAGGGCAGTAATTACATAAATATCAAAACGCATAATTTGTGCGCCAGCAGGCAAAACAAACATCTGCACTGCGGTGGGTGACGCCAAAATAGTGGCTGTGGCTGCGGTATACGACTGAGAAACAATCGTTGCACCCATGTTACGGATCGTGCCAGCAGTGGTGCCGGTTGTGTTTTTAACAGTGCCGAGCAGCCAAGGGCCAAGGTGTGATGCAAATCCCATGATATTTCCTTACATACAAGTTAAGTGCATCAATCTGTATGTCGTCAGCCGGGACTGTTTGATGCACCGGAAAGCCCGGATTAAAGTCAATATACACCAAATAAAAAGGGGGCACAAGGCCCCCTTCCAATATTTCCGAAGAAATATTTAACTTATCAGGACGAACCGGGTGAACCGAAGGTACCCAATGGATCAGACCAGCCGAACGAATAACGCTCGCGGGCTTTGTAACGAACGTTACCTGTGTCGAAGTCACCGTCCATCTTATTCTCCAAAGGAGAGCGGATGAAATGCTTCAGACCGTTAGGCACATCAGTAGTCAAATACCAGCCGTTGTTGTCGGTCAGGTAGTGGTTAATGGTGTAGCCTTCAGGGATTGAACCGTTGTTCTTCAACGCATTGATATCGTTGTCGGTTGTGCCAACACGGAGGCTGGTTTCCAACAAACGAGTAGCAACGAATTGCAGAGCTGGGGGGACAATCAACTTCTTAGGCTTAGCAGCGATCAAAAGACCACGCTCGTCTGTCCAAGCAGCGATTTGAATAACGGCGGCTTCCAAAGAAGTCTCGTTCAAGTCAGCGGCTGTAGAAGGACGATTGCTGTTGGTGCCACCAGAAACCAAGGGGTGAGCAGTGCTGTACAAAGCAACACCATCACCACCGGGATAGGCTGCGCTGAAACCGTTATTGATAACGGCGGCAGCTTTAACCTGCTTGGTGTATGCCATAGCACGAGCCAAAGCTTTGGTGTAACGAGCAGACAGTGAGTCATACAAGTTATCTTCCACAGCTTCTTCAGTGATGGAGAAGCCTAAAGCGATAGTTTCGTGGTTGTAGCGAGTTGTCCATGCCTCTTGTGCATTGTCATAAGCGATGGCAGAGCCCTCGTTCTTAACAGGAGCAGCAGAGAAGCCAGACAGTTTGGTCTCTTCTTCGAAGGAACGCTCAGAGGTTTCAGTCTCATAAATTTCTTTATGTTCTTCACCGTAACGAGCATACTCCATGCCGAACAAAGCGTTCAGGCCGGGGAGGAGTTCCTTAAGTAGTTGTGCGCGTGAAATTGCCATTTTAAGTTACTCCTTAAGCAATGCTGGTGCCAGCATAGTACTGATGCTGGCCAAAGTTGATCTTGACCAGAATCTCTGGGTACTGCATCAACACAATAGTAGTGTTCAATGTAGCAACAGGAGCTTGATTCAAAATAAACGATGTAGCACCGGCGGCTGCGGCGGTGTCAACGAAAGAACCG